GCCTCCCTATAAAAAAGAATGGGACAAACCTATTGGGTATCAAGAATCAAATTTACTTACGGAATATCGTCGTTTTTATATTTGGTTAGATCCTAAGACAAACTTACCTAAACTTAAAAAAGAATCTCTTTTTATTGAGCTGTTAGAAAGCTTGCATGTATCGGAAGCAGAAGTCTTAGTGTTAGCTAAAGATAGAAAACTAACTAAGAAATATAAAACTCTTAAAGAAGATATTGTACGTACAGCCTTCCCTGGTACTTTACCCCCGGTTGAAAAAGTAACGTAAATTTGATTTACGTCTCGTTGTAGTATATAATAATAGTGAAAGGGTCTTATATTATGCTAATTTACTACAGTACTAAGTCTAAAGTTAAACCTCAGCTTAAGTCTAAAGCCGAGAGGGATCAATATGCCGAATGGTGTAAAAAGCACGGCATTAAACCTTCCGGTAAACAAAACCATGTTCTAACGGGTAAGGATAGAAGCCCGGTAGAGGTTACTAAACCTTATAGACGAGAAACTATTAACTACCCTAGCCGGGACTCTGGTACTAAGGGGGCAGTTACTACTTCAACCTCTAAAAACGTTTATACTGGTGATGCTTTGTTAGGTATTGCTACTATGCATAAGTCTAATTTGGTACCTGTTTTTAAAGAAGCTGATGCTGTTGAATTATCACATATGAGGAGATGAAGTTATGATGAGATGGGAAAAAGATCCTGAATTTACTCGTTCAGTAAGAAAGGTGTTAGATGAGCTTTCTGGAAGTTTATCTCGTATTGACGGTGAGCGTGATTATATTAAAGAAACGATTAGTAAAGTTTGCGAAGAAATGGAGCTTAATAAAAAGACGTTTCGTAAATTAGTAAAGACATATCACAAGCAAAACTTTTCTAGAGAGGTGGCTGATAATGAAGAATTTGAACGTATGTATGAAAAGATTACGGGTGAAACAACCCTAGGAAAAGTAGATAATGTATAATCTTGAGTATAGAATTTTAGATAAGTTAGGTAGAACTAAAAAGACTTTTCATGTCGGTCTTTTTATTACTGATGATAAGTTACAGCAAGCTAAATCTAAAGTTATAGAAGATAATAAAGAAAATAATATAGCATTTGATGTGTATGCAGTAGACATGCCTATTTTTAAATCTTTTTAATGAATATTTTTTACCTTAGTAATGACCCAGTAGATTGTGCCAGACAGCATGTGGATAAACATGTAGTTAAAATGGTTCTGGAGTACGGCCAGCTCATGTCTACAGCACATAGAGTGTTGGATGGAACACCTTACTACGGTAAAACTATAAACAATAGAAATATTCAAAGATGGCTTTTACCTGATGAGAGAGAAAATAATATTTGGAAAGCCTCCCATTTTAAACATCCTTCAGGTATCTGGGTAAGAAGTTCATCTTCTCACTACCTCTGGCTTTATTCTCTTTGGCTTGAAATGCTTAAAGAATATACATATCGCTATGACAAGCCGCATTCAACTGAAAGAATGAAAGGGTGGTTTAGTAGACTTCCAAATAATATACCTAAAGTCGGGTGGTTGTCTGATCCCCCGCCTGCTATGCCTGACCAGTACAAAACTACCAGCTCCATTGAAAGTTACCGCAATTACTATAAAGGAGATAAACGGTCTTTTGCTAATTGGAAAAAAAGAAGTACCCCGGGCTGGTTTTTATAAATAAAGATATGCCTACTTATACATTTAGAAATTCTGATACTGGCGAGGTTTTTGATAAGCTTATGTCCTGGAAAGATCGAGAAGCCTATCTCGCTGCAAATCCCCATTTTGAATCTATCATTGGAGCACCTGCAATGGGTGACTCAGTACGCTTAGGTATTCGCAAAAATGATGATGGATTTAGAGAAGTTTTATCCAAAATTAGCTCTGCTAACTACAGAAGCAACCTTAAGGATAAATTGTCTAGAACATGATATTAGTGAAACTTTTTTTAAACACAACCTAAAGATCGTTCTTGACCGGCGATCTTTTTTTTTGTAAAGGGATCACATGTCTAATAAAAGAGCTGCCAGATTAGCCGTTGTACATCATAACGAAGAAGCCGAAAGTAGGACAAGCTCAAAACAGACAGTAGTAAACAATACATTAAGGATTAAACCAGATCATTTAAAAACATTTGAACCATTAACAGAAAATCAAAAAGCTTTCTATAACGCTTATAAAAGAGGTGATTATTTTATAGCACTTCACGGTGTGGCTGGTACGGGTAAAACTTTTATAGCATTGTATAAAGCGTTAGAAGAAGTTTTAGATAAGTCAAATACATTCCAAAAAATAATAATTGTTCGTTCAGCCGTTCAAACAAGAGAAATGGGTCACCTGCCTGGTGATATAGACGAAAAATTAGACATCTATCAACAGCCCTATCATCAAATCTGCCATACCTTGTTTGACCGAAAAGACGCCTATGATCGATTAGTAGAGCAGGGGTATATAGAGTTTATTTCCACTTCTTTTATTAGAGGAATGTCATTTGACGATGCAATCATTATTGTAGATGAAATGCAAAACATGAACTTTGAAGAAATTGATACAGTAATGACTAGGGTGGGTTATAGGTCAAAAATTATATGGTGTGGTGATTATAGACAAACTGATCTTAGAAAGACTAATGATAAATCCGGTCTTTTAAAGTTTTTTGATATAGCTACTCATATGAGTGCATTTACCAGAATTGAATTTTCAGCAGATGATATCGTAAGAAGTAGCTTGGTTAAGGACTATATATTAGCTAAGATAAAGTTTGACGATCTACACGATAAATAAAAAATATAAAAAGGAGAATATGAATGTCGTTTCAATTTGAATTTACCGCCGAGCAAGTCCAGGCTCTAATTCCAAGGGCAATTGGCGGCCCGAATGCTTGGTATGAAAGCATGGTCGAAGCTTTACCTCAATATGAAATTAATTCTGTCCAGCGAGTGGCAGCTTTTATTGCACAATGTGCGCACGAGTCGGGTGGCTTTTCAGTACTAGAAGAGAACCTAAACTATAAAGCAGCTACTCTTACTAAACTCTGGCCCCAACGCTACCCTCCTGGTATTGCTGAACAATATGCCGGTAACCCTACCGCTATTGCAAATAAGTCTTACGGGGGAAGAATGGGTAACGGATCCGAAGAAACCGGTGATGGGTGGAAGTTCAGGGGTAGAGGTTTACTACAACTGACGGGTAAAGATAATTACCGTGCCTGTTCACAAGCTCTTTTTCAAGACGAAACTCTATTAGAGGATCCCGATCTTCTTCTAGACCCTTACTATGCTATACATTCAGCCTGCTGGTTCTGGGCAAGAAACAAGTTAAATCAGTTTGCTGATGCCAACGACATTATGACTCTCACCAAGCGTATTAACGGCGGTACAATAGGTCTTGATGACAGAATCAAACATTATAATCACGCTATTGAGGTGCTCTCAGGGCATCATTAAATAAAATGTTTCATCATGTAAAGCTTGACCGTGAAGTTCCAAAACTAAAACAACTAAACGAAAACGGTATACGATACTACCTAACACCGGAGGGTAACAAATACCCTTCGGTTACTACCGTTTTGTCTGAATATAGTAGACAAGGTATTCAAGAGTGGCGAAATAAAATTGGACATGAACAGGCACAAAAAATCTCTACAGCTGCTTCAACAAGGGGCACCTCATTTCATAAACTTTGCGAAAATTATCTAGATAATAAAACAGTTAGTTTTAAAACACCTCTTGAACAAGAACGATTTGAGCAGTTTAAACCCGTTCTACACCAAATAAATAACATACATGTTCAAGAAACACGAATGTATTCCGATCATTTAAGACTAGCTGGTACAGTGGATTGTATAGGTGAGTTTGAGGGTAAGCTTTCAATTATAGATTTTAAGACTGCATCTAGACCTAAAAAAGAAAACTATATTGAGAATTATTTTATGCAATGTTCAGCATATGCGGTTATGTTTGAAGAGCAATTTAAGATACCAGTAAGCAGAATCGTCGTCTTAGTTTCTGTAGATGATAGCCCACCGCAAATATTCAAGCAGAAGAGAGATGATTATGTTAAAAATCTTTTATACTATCGCGATCTTTACGAGTCTACTAATCATCAAACCCTTACAGGCTAAAGATACAACAATTAACGCTCTGTTACCAGTAATATGTGAATTGTCTCCTAAAGCCCTTGATCTTGTAAAGTACTTTGAGGAAGTTCCTGTTTTTATAGGTAAAGATTATAGTAACGAAGTGGAGTCAGTGTTCAGTGTATTTTATAACGTAAAAACCGAATCCTTTACGGTTCTTTTAAGTGTAGAAAATAATAGTTACTTGTGTATGATAGCTGCTGGACGTAACGGTAAAGTTTTTTTACCGAAACTTGGTAATCCTAGTTGATTTTCTATTGCCTTGACGTTATAATTTATATGTTGGGGGTTGAGAAAGAGTTTGTATAAATATTACTATGATCGTTTGAAGTTAATTGAAAAGTGTTCTGGACGAGGGTGCGAATCCCTCCATCTCCACCA